TTAAGCATCTGCTTTCTTCTTCTGTCTGTTCTGCATACTTGTCTTTACGATTTTGCTTATAAGAAGGTAATATATTCTTTCTATATGAGGAAGAGCCTTGATCTGCCGTAATAATAATTTTACCACACTTATAAGAATTTGCTAGAGACTCTACTGTTTTTACATACTCATGACGAAAGTCAGTTCTTCCTTGGTGTTTCCATCGAAAAGCTAAGTTTAGAGCATCTACAACTAATGTCTTATTATCTTCGTTTTCAGTTATTTCATTAAAACTAAAACTCATCTATGAACCTCATATCTTTTTCTTCCTTTAACCATGGTTCTGCTAACATTACATAACATTCAAGGGTACTAATATACATATAATCAATATTTAGGGGTTGATCTTCTCCCACTACAAAGATAGGGGATCTGTTATATTTAAAGAAAAGTAAAGGCTCTTGTCCTCCTCCCTCTGCTTGTATACAGAGTTTTTTCCACCATCTAATTAAATTATTTGTTTTTGGCTGTGTAAACACTTTATCACTAAGAGGGGAGCTTTCGTAGTTTTTTACTTCTATGCAATATTTATTTTTTGCGTGTGGAACATACAAATCACCTTTGAGATACTCAAGAGCTCCAGAAGCAGGGACTCTCTCAAACTTTAAACCTGTATACTCTCGTAACATATCTCTTACTAAGTACTCACCTCTTGCACCTTTTGCTCTTGAATCTACCATTATTTATCCAAAATCTCTGCTATTTTATATCCTAGCTCTTTAAACCAGAATCTATCACGTCCTCTGGTTACTTCTGCTGCTGTACCTAAACGAATACCGCTTGTTTCTACAAAGTTACGCGGATCATTTGGTACTCCGTTTTTATTGACAGTAATACCCTTCTCTTCAAGTAAGTCTGCTGCTTCACGACCACTAATATTTTTATCACTTAAATCTACTAAAACAATGTGGCTGTCAGTTCCACGTGTTGCTATTTTAAATCCTTTCTCCATTAAAGAATTTGCCAACATTTCTGCACTTACTAGTACTTCGTAAATATATGCATAAAATCTAGGGCAACTTGCTTCTATAAAACACTGTGCCTTTGCAGCAATAATATTCATAAGAGGCCCGCCTTGAGTTCCTGGAAAAATAGCACTATTTATTTTATTAGTAAAAGAAGTATCGTTCCAAAGTATCATACCACCTCTTGGACCTCGTAATGTTTTATGTGTGGTACTTGTAGTTACATGGGCATAAGCAAGAGGACTTGTATATTGCTTTCCTGCTATAAGACCACTATAGTGCGCCATGTCTGCAATAAAATAGGCTCCGACTTCGTCGGCAATATCTCTAAAGGTATCCCATTGAATTTGTCGGGGATAAGCACTGGCTCCAGCAACAATAACTTTTGGAGAACATTTAAGTGCAATATCTCTTACATTATCATAGTCAATCCAGCCCTCATTGTTTACTCCATAAGTATAAGACTTATATACTTTTCCGCTAAGTGTTGGAGGTGCTCCATGACTGAGATGACCTCCACTTGCAAGATCCATACCAAGGAGTGTATCACCTGGGTTCATAAGTGCTTGATAGACTGCTGTATTTGCATTGACCCCGCTGTGAGGTTGTACATTTGCAAACTTACAGTTATATAAATTTTTAACTATTTTTATAGCAAAATTTTCTATTTCATCTATATAGTCACATCCATTATAATATCTTTTTCCTGGATATCCTTCTGCATACTTATTTGTAAATACACTACCACAAAGCTCTCTTACAGCATCGCTTGCAAAGTTTTCACTAGCTATCAACTCAAAAGTTTCGTTTTGTCGTAGTATTTCTTTTATTAGTATTTTTTCTATATCGTTATTTACCATTCTAATTTACTCACATTTCCTTCCTTAACTACTTCTATCTTTTCTAGTAGTGGATGAGTCCACCCGTGAGAGACAATATACGTGTTAAGCTCTTCTTCTTGAAGTAATACTTCTACCATTTTTTCTCTTCCAACATCATCCAAAACATTGATAACTTCATCCAAGAATAAAATATTAATTTTAGACTTAGAGATACTACTCATAAGTTTTCGAATGGCAATAAGAGTGGCTATATTTACTCTTGCAAGCTCTCCGCTAGATAAAGCCAAAATATCAACAGAATTCCCATTATCGGTAACATTAACATTAAGCTTATCATTAACCACAAGAAATTGTAAAGTAAATCTGCCATCTGATAGCTCTCCTAAATATTTATTTACTAACTCCTCCAATTCTTTTACTAATGTTTCTATTTTATATGCAATTAAACCATTAGTACTAAATGCTTTCTTTAGTATTTCTAAGCTACTTTCTTTCTTTGCAGTAACTTCCATTTCTTTTTCGAGAATTGATTTTTCGTTCTGAAAGTCTTTGGTTTGCTCTTGTATTACTTGAACACGGGTATTTATTTTTGTTCTTCGCTCGTTCTCGGTTGCGATGCGAGATAAGTTAGCTTTTCGCTCTTGTATTCTAGCCAAAATAACTTCCAGCTCACTTTCCAACTTATCTTTATCCATGAGGGTATCTGACATAACATTGCTATATAGTTGGTACAAGCCCTCCCAATCTCGGATACTTTTTTGATTGGTGTTAAATTGAGCATTCTCAGCTTTAACGGATTCGATTCTTCTGTTAAGCTCATTTATATTCTCCTTTGCTATAGCTATTTTTGTGGACGCTTCTGTTATCATTGATTGTTTAAAGTTATAGCTAATACCTTGGCTACAGGTAGGACAAATTTGTCCCTTTAATCCTTGTAACTTTGTTAAAGTTTTTTGAAACCCCGCAGCAAGCGCTTTCTCTTCTCCATATTCTTGTACAAGTGGATCATAGTCCTGCCACTCTTTAGGAAGCGCTGCTTGTAAATGTGCAATATCTATACTTTGTAACATTTTTCGATATTGATTATTTTTTATTATTTTTTTATTATTTTCAGAAATATTTTGAATTTCTATCATTAAAGAACTTGAAAGTTTATCATCTTCAGATGTATCTAATTCTAAATCCAACATTGAAAGTACATTGGTATCACTTAAAATATTATTTTGTAACCATTTATTTACAACAGCTAAAGAGGAAGAAGCATTGCTACTCTCCGAGACTGCCTCTTTATATGCTTCTTTAAATACATCGTATAAGTCAACATACTTTTCCAAGTGTAATAAATCAATAAGAAACTTTTTACGATTAGCATCAGTTGCAGTAAGAAACTGAAGGCTTGCATTAGTATTTTGATATACTAATTGAGAAAAAGTTTTAAAGTCAACTCCAAGAATGTTCTGTATAGTCTTATAAGTATTCGTAGAAGTATGACTAGAAATATCCTCTTTATCCTTTAGCAATACTACTTTGATTGTATTTTTTCGAGTAATAGTTATTTCGTATAAACTTCCGTCTTTTGTAAAAGATAAGTAAATATTATACCCATTATTTACATAACGATTAGGGATATCTGCTTTCTTTATACCCTTTGAGTTTTTATTGTACAAGGCTTCTTCAATAATTAAAGGAATCGAAGATTTACCCATACCATTTGTTCCAATAACTTGAGTAAGAGTGCTAGTATTTAAATCTAACTCATTACCCTCACCATAACTGAAACAATTATCCCATTTCAATTTTTGCAGTGTAATCATTGAATAATCCTAGTATGTGCGGTATCTTATCTTGGTCAAGCTCTAGTATGTATTGTAGATATTCTACTAGCTCCTCAGCTATTGTCATATCTTTGTCTAATATTAGAGCGGTGTCTGTGCTTCGTATTACAACTTTTTTGTCTAACAAGTCTGAATTTTTTACCTCTGCTAAGTCTTGCATATCTCCTTTTATCTCATAAATAGTATGATGAAAATTTGTGGGTATCATTTCATCTGCATTTCTTACTGTTTTTCTTATAAGTTGTGGAAGATTAAATGCATACCATTTCCATTTCCAAGAATCTGGTTCTATTAGTATATATCCTGTCTTTACTTCATTACGATGAAAAGAAGTAGTCATAGGACTTCCAGGGTATACAATATTACGCTGACAGTTAGAATGGGCATGAAGGTCGCCTGCAAATACTACAGGAAAGTCTTCAAACAAATCTAAATTAACTTCTGGCTTTACGTGTGGAGGTATCTCTCCTCGAACATGAGTAAACAAAGGCATACAAGGATCAAAATGATCTATACTACCTTTGCGATGCAGATCAGCATAGGGTAGTATTCCATAACCTAAGTCTTCGTCTATATATGATATATCTACTACATTTATAAGAGGGTTGATATCCCTAGATACTTGCTTTAGCTGTGTGAAAAAAGTTTTGTTCTTTCGAGTGGCTTCATGGTTGCCGTCATAGATAACTGTTGGAATCTTTACTTTCCGAATAAACGAAAAGTAAAGCTCCAGTTCTTCCATATTAGGTAAACGATCGAACAAATCACCACCGATAATGTGCATATTGCAATCTTTCTCTAACGTATATATTTCGTCAAAGAAAAGATTATAACGATTAGTAGCCCACGAAACTGGGACGTTCTTCTGTCCCAGTTTGATGTGCCAGTCGGCAGTAAATAAAATCATTAACTAAATTCAGCTTCTAGTTCTTCGTCCATGTTCTTTGTGCTTGCACCGCGAACACGATCAAGCAGCTCTTTTTGTGCATCAGGAGTTGGACGAGTCATAACATCATCCATAGACTTTAGTGTTGCTATAAGTCCCATCTCAGTCTCTGTAAGTGCTCTGTGCTTGCACTTAAGCACTTGTAATTGATACTCTACATTGTAGGGTAATGGGCCTGTCTTTACTCTCTTGAATTTGACATCCCAACCATCTACTGGATCTGTAGGGTCTCCCAAGTCTTCTGCAGCAGTAATAATTTGCTCCCACA